CAGGGCTTGGCAGCTGACTTTATTTGCCCTGGTTATGGCACACCCCAGCAAATTTGCCAGGCGCTCCTGGATTCGCCCATCCGTTTTGACCAGCTGATCTACGAGGGCACCTGGGTGCATTTCGCGGTTCCGGCTTCAGGTCTCGGCGATCCGCGCCGCGATGTGCTAACGGCCATCTTCACTTCGGGTCAGGGCACACGCTATGCCAAAGGCATCCTGGCATGAGACGCCTGCCCGTCTCCCCCACCCATCCGGCACCCTGCTAAAGGATCACTCATGGACCCCATTTCAATTGCCCTCGCTTTGGGCCAGTTCGCACCGTCCATCATGCGGTTTTTTGGCGCTGGTCAAGGCTCGCTGGATACCGCTCAAAAGGTGGTCGCCATCGCTCAAAATGTCGCAGGCGTCAAGACGCCAGAAGAAGCGCTGCAGGCGCTGCAGGCCAATTCCGAGCTGGCGCAGCAGTTCAACCTGGCGGTGTTGGGCGCTGACAAAGACCTGGAGCTGGCCTACTTGGCTGACCGCCAAAGCGCTCGCACGCGGGATGTGGAATTCATCAAGGCCGGGCGCACCAACACGCGGGCTGACCTGATGGTGCTGGGCGATGTGATTGGCCTGGTTGCCTGCCTGGTCGTGCTGACGTTTTTCAGAAAAGACATACCGGGTGAGGTGGTGGGCCTGCTGTCCACCGTTGCCAGCATTTTTGGGCTGTGCCTGCGCGATGCACACCAGTTCGAGTTTGGCTCCTCACGCGGCTCGCGTGAGAAGAACACGGTCATCAACCAGATGGCGGTTCGCCAAGGGAGCGATACGCCATGAATCTTGATTACGAAGCGGGCCGATTTTGGCTGGGCATGCTGAACGCGGTGGGCACGGTGGCCGTGTTTGCTTACACCTGGTTTGCCACCCGCGACAAGGACAACGCGCAGCACATCAAAGCCGTGGAAGAGGCGCTGAGCAAGCGCATCGCGGAATACAGCCTCAAGGTGAACGACCTCAACACCAAAGTGGCAGGCATTGAGCAGACCCTGAAATACATGCCTAGCCAGGATGACATCTCCGAGCTGCAAGGCGATATGAAAGCCATCAAGGCGAATCAGGAAGCCACCCAGCGCGAGTGGCACACCATCCGCCAGTCGCTGAACCGGATTGAAGATTTTTTGCTGAAGGCCAAATGACCATGAACACCGATTTTCTCGCCCACCTGGCCGAAGACCGCCGCCTGTCGGTGTTGTTGGTGCTGGCGCAGACGCCCGGCTACAGCGCGAACGCTTTTTTGCTGCGCGACGCTATCGGCCAGATTTACGGCCACAGCGCCAGCATCGACCAGGTGCGCACCGACATTGCCTGGCTGGCTGAGCAGGCGCTGGTGACGGCCCGCACGGTAGCCGATGTGACACTGGCTACGCTGTCAGCCCGTGGCTCGGATGTGGCCGCCGGGCGCGCCAGTGTTCCGGGCGTCAAAAAGCCGATGCCCTGAGCGTGTTCTATGGCTGATAAAAGCACATTCAAACGCACGCCCTCGCGCCCGAGCAATGTCACCAAGCTGGACCCGGCCATCAAGCAGGCGGTGGACGCGGCGGTGCGCGAGGGCCGCGCCACGATCAACGAAATTGTCCAGCTGGTGGAAGCGCTGGGCGGTGATGCGTCGCGCTCGTCCATTGGGCGCTACGTTAAAAATGCCCGTGAGCGCATGGAGGACTACCGCCAGGCCACCCAGGTGGCCGCCGTATGGGTGGACAAGCTGGGCAAGGAGCCCGAGGGCGACGTGGGCCGCATGCTGCTGGAAATGCTGCGCGTCGTGGCCTTCAAGACCATTGGCGACCTGGACACGGCCAGCCCGGAAGACCTGATGTTCCTGGGCAAGGCGCTGAAAGACTTTGCCGGGGCCGACAAGCTGGCGGTGGACAAGGCGATCAACCTGCGCAAGCTCATTGCCATTGAAGCGGCCAAGGTCGCCACCGATGTGGCCAAGACGGCGAAAAAGGCCGGCCTGAGCGACGAGGCTGTCGAGCTGATCCGCACCAAAATTCTCGGCATCCCCGAGGCCAAGAAAGCATGAGCAGCAACCTCATCACGCCCGAGATGCAGGCGCTGGGCGCGCAGGCCGACTACAAATTTGAGTCACGCGTGCCCGCCGTCTTGCTGCCCTATCAGCAGCGCTGGCTGGACGACAAGGCGCAGGTCAAGGTCGTGGAAAAGTCGCGCCGCATCGGCCTGAGCTGGGCCGAGGCCTGCGACTCGGTGCTGTGCGCGGCGGCGGCGAGCGGGCAAGATGTCTGGTACATCGGCTACGTCAAGGACATGGCCATCGAATTCATTTTGGACTGCGCGCAATGGGCAGAACACTTCAGCGGCGTGGCCGAGGCCATTGAGGTCTCGGAAGAGGTCTGGCTGGAGGGCGAAGAAAAGAAGTCGGTCTTTGCCTTCAGCATTAAATTTGCCAGCGGCAACCGCATCACCGCGCTCAGCTCCAAGCCGCGCAACTTGCGCGGCAAGCAGGGCCGGGTGATCCTGGACGAGGCAGCTTTCCACGAGGCCCAGGGCGAGATTCTGAAAGCGGCGATGGCCCTGCTGATCTGGGGCGGCGACCTGCGCATCATCAGCACGCACGATGGCGATGACAATCCGTTCAACCAGCTCATCAAGGACACGCGGGCCGGGCGCTTTCCGTACAGCGTCCACCGCTTCACCTTTGGCGAGGCGCTGGCCGAAGGGCTGTATCAGCGCATCTGCCTGCGCACGGGCGAAACCTGGAGCGCCGAGGGGCAAGCCGTCTGGGAGGCCAAAATCCGGGCCAACTACGGCGACGATGCCGAGGAAGAGCTGGACTGCGTGCCCAAGCATGGCAGCGGCGCTTTCCTGACCCGTGAGCTGGTGGAGGGCCAGATGCGGACCGGCTGGCCGGTGCTGCGCGACCAGCGGGCGCCCGCGTTCACCTTCGAGCCCGAGGCGCGCCGAATCTCAACCATTCTTGGCTGGTGCGAGGACAACCTCAAGCCGCTGCTGGACGCCCTGCCGAAGAATGAAACCAGCTTCCTGGGCGGCGACTTTGCGCGCACGGGCGACCTGAGCGCCTTTTTTCCGCTGCTGCAGCGCCAGAACCTGAGCCGGTATTGCCCGTTTGTCGTGGAGCTGCGCGGCATGCCGTTTCGCCAGCAGTTGCAGGTGCTTTGGTACATCCTCGACCGGCTGCCGCGCTTTGTCGGCGCCGGGCTGGATGGGCGCGGCCTGGGCTCGCAGATGGCCGAAGAGACGGCCCAAAAATACGGCCCCACGCGCATCCTGTGCGTGATGGCCACGCAGCCTTGGTATCTGGAGCACCTGCCGCCCTACAAGGCCGCGTTCGAGGACCGGCTGATTGAGCTGCCGATGGATGCCGATGTGCTGGCTGACCACCGGGTGCCCCGAGTCATCAAGGGCATCCCGCAGATCCCGGAGCTGCGCACCCAGGACGCGCAAAAGAAGAAGCGCCACGGCGACACCTTTATTGCCGGTTCGCTGGCCTGGTTTGCCAGCCGCACGCTGGCGGGCACCAACGACTATGGCTACGAGACCGGGCCATCGAATCTCAGCCGCTGGGATGCGGCGCCCGATGGCCGTGATGGCGACCGTGACCACGATCTGGGCGGCTCCCAGCGCGGCGCCTGGTAAGCCGCCCCTCATAAGAAAGACCTGCATGGCCATCCTTGACCAATTCGGCAATCCCATCGAAAGCGCTCGCCTGGACGAGCCCCAGACGGCGCGCCTGGCGCAGCTGCGCCACGAATTTGATAACCACCCCAGCCGGGGCCTGACGCCGCCGCGCCTGGCCAACATCCTGCAAAGCGCTGAACAGGGCGACCTGACAGCGCAGCATGAGCTGTTTGCCGACATGGAAGAAAAGGACGGCCACCTGTTTTCTGAGCTGCAAAAGCGCCGCATGGCTGTGCAGCAGCTCGACTGGACCATTGTTCCGCCGAAGAATGCGACGGCGGCAGAAAAAGCCGACGCCGAGTTTGTCTGCGAGACGATTGAGGCGATGGAAGACTTCGGCGACGTGCTGTTTGACATGACGGATGGCATTGGTCACGGCTTTGCGCCGCTGGAAATGAGCTGGGGCCGGGTCGATGGCTGGCAGGTTCCGGTCAAGATTGAGCATCGGCCACAAGGCTGGTTCAAAACAGCATTGAACCCAGACATCAGCCGCAATGAGCTGCGGCTGCGCGACAACACGGCTGATGGCGAGCGGCTGTGGGAGTTTGGCTGGATCATGCACCAGCACCGGGCGCGCAGCGGCTATGTGTCGCGCTCTGGCCTGTTCCGGGTGCTGACCTGGCCCTTCCTGTTCAAAAACTACGCGGTGCGCGACCTGGCCGAATTTTTGGAAATCTACGGCCTGCCGCTGCGCCTGGGCACTTACAACGCCAGCGCCACCAAGGAAGACAAGGCGACGCTGCTGCGCGCCGTGGTGGGCATTGGCCACGACGCGGCGGCCATCATCCCGCAGGGCATGGCCATTGAATTCATGGATGCGGCCAAGGGCGACAACAAGAGCTTTGACGCCATGATCTCGCTGATGGAGCGGACCATGTCCAAGGCCATCCTGGGCGGCACGCTGACCAGCGGCGAAGGCACGCACGGCAGCCAGGCGCTGGGCAATGTCCACAACGAGGTGCGCAAAGACCTGCGCGATGCCGACGCCAAGCAGCTGGCCGCCACGCTGACCCGCCAGCTGATTTACCCCATCCTGGCACTCAACAAAGGGCTGGCTGATCCGCGCCGCTGCCCACGCCTGGTGTTTGACACCCAGGAGGCTGAAGACATCAAGCTTTACAGCGAGGCCATGCCCAAACTGGTGGGCATGGGCATGCGCATCAAGCGCGACTGGGCGCATGAAAAACTGAAAATCCCGATGGCCAATGCGGATGATGAAGTGCTGCAGCTGGCCAGACCAGAAATGACGGTGCCGCCCGAAGACCGGCCCACACCGGCCAAGCCTGGCAAGCCGGGCAGCGCCCAGCTCAAGGCTGTGACGCCAGCGCCAGGCGCCGGTGGCGATGAGCTGGACGACCTGGCCGATGAAATGCTGGGCGACTGGGAGGAAGTGCTGGGCGAGACCCTGGCGCCAATCCAGGTCGCGCTGGCCAGCGCCAGCAGCCTGCAGGAGTTCCGCGATGCGCTGGAGGGCGCGTTGAGTCAAGTGGACCCGGCCCAGCTGGTGGAAATCCTGGCACGCGGCCAGTTTGCGGCGCGGGCCTGGGGGCAGTTGCACCAGGTCAAAAAGCTGGGCGCATGACCATGCTCAAAATCATGGGCCTTTGGGGGCGTTTTTTTAGGATGGGGCTACACACCCTTGGATTTTTCGCCAGCGCAGCGGCTAAACGGGTGTTAAACGCCTTGGTTTGCGAATCCGCAAGCCAAGCTCAACTGCATTCGCGGCTGATTTGAGAAAACGCAGCATCAATGGCTAAAAAGTTTGATTTGAAGCCGCTGCTGAAGGCGGTCAATCCGTTGGAGGCCATCGACTTTTTCCGGCAGAAAGGCTTTCGCATCGGCTTTGACTACCGCGATGTCTGGCAGCAGGAGCATCAAGCGGCTTTTACGGTCGCAAAAGCGATGCAGCTGGACCTGCTGGCCGA